CCAGAAGGACCAGTTCCGTCTAATTTATCTTGATTCCAATTGGATTGAGCTACACGAGTATTGTTTACCAATCCTGTCACGCTACTGCGCTCAACCATATAATTGGTTGTACCATCTCGCTCAAAGTAAATACCGTTGGCAGAACCGTAATAGCCTACTCGCTGGCGAAGGTTAGCCTTAGCCGTGCCGAACACAACAGTGTTCATTACTAACAGGCTTTTACCAGGTTGATACAAGAAACCCTTAATTGTTTCCCTAATAATTTGATCGCCACTAGCCGAGCCTACGGTTAAATCAACAAGTCCTTCATTCGCACTAAAAGTGGCTGAGGCTGTACCTGTAGTGCTAGTAGCCCATAAGTTATTGTCCGCATAGCGATGGGAAGAGTCAAAAAGAGTAAATGGCTCAGAAACTCGTAATCGCCCAAAAGCATCGATATTTGTACCACCAATGGCTACATTGACAGGAATATTAGGGTTTGAGCCTATAGGCGGAAAGTAGGTAATCGTCATGACGCTTGCTGTCCGCTTACGGTAACAACAGTTGCTGTTCCTGAACCTTTGATTTGAACAGTATCGCCTGGGAACATAATCTGGCTACCCGTCCATTGAACAGTCTGATTGGCTGTCAAAGGGCATTGATAGAAGATAGCATTAGTTACGCCAGCTGTCCCTGTAGCTGGTACTAAATACACATCAAAGGTCACCGTAGAACCGCTGGTATTGCACACATTAATGTCAGCTACATAGGTGCGAACATCCGTAGGGGTTGTATAAATAGTGACGGCAGAAGTAGTTGTGGCGGATTGCGCCATCTTAACTGGTACGGTGACTTCAAAGGTAGGCAGAATTGGGGTCATGGGCTCAAGTTATCGAGGTTGCCATCAATGTCGTCTTCTGATGTCTCAGGAGCAATACCAAATTCGCCTTCTGTAAGTGGCGTAGCAGGATTGATATTTGGTGCTTGGTTAGGGTCATTACCTGTGTATGGGTCAGTGGTAATTGCGTCACCTTGCGTTGCAACATCTGCATCTGGGCGAGGAAACCGTACTGAAATCTTTTCAGTTTGGCGAGGAGGAAGCCTGTAAGGGTCACGCTCATCGTTGCAACCTTCGTTACATACACGCAGACCCGGCAAGTTTCTATCTTGTCCAATATCACTGTATGCCCTCTTCATCTTGCATCTGTCGCAGATTGCAATTGTGAGGACAGAGTTTCCGTGAGTATCTAACCATTTTGGCATGAATTATCTCGTGTACGGAGCAATATTAGGCGCAAAGTAGATAGGCGACTTGTCACGCTCTTCTTGCTCTGCTTGATTTAGGTACTTTTCAGCCTGAGCTTCGCAATAAGCAATCCGAGCAGGTTCAACATTAGGTAATTCCATAGCCATTTGGTGAGCCAACATGTTCTGAATAGCCAAATACCAACGCTGAGGTATCTCAATCTCGCCTGACAAAGCTCCAACATCCTGAATATAGCGTGAACACCAAGCCACAATCTGTGGGTAGTACACATTAGGGGTAGGCCAGAGGTACATTTCTGGCTGAGGAATTGTTCTGTTAAACCAGTACTGCAACGGACGGTTGCTAGTAAAGTTCTTATTGGGCAAATTGGTGTAATCGTCACGGTTTAAGCGTGCCAATGGTATTTCATATGGGTTTGAGCCAAAAACTACCTGATAAACGCCCATGTTTGAGCCAGCTGTTTGCAAAATTCTCCAATACGGAGCGCTTGCTGATGGGTCAAGGTCGTAATAAATCCATGTTCCAGCAATCCAGCTTTCCGCACCGGGGCTATATATCGTTGTCCAAGTAGTTCCATCTTGGGAATATTGAATTTGAATGGTTACAGAAGCAGAAATAGCAGGCAATATGCCTACTGTAGCCATGTAAATGTCGTTTCCAGAGCCATTATTGATACCAATTGAGCTGGAATTGTTAGTACATTGGCAAATGTTGGTGTATTGACCATCAAATGCGTTTGAACCGTTACCAGTGGTTGAGTAACCGCCTGTAGTGTTTTGCGTTACGGTGCGGATATTGGCGTTTAGAACATCATTAACGCTTACTGGAAGCTTCCAAATGTACTCGTCAGGGGTCAAACCATAGATGACCTTCTGAATTGCCCAATACTGGATACCACGGTTTGCTAAATTGGAGAGAAGATAGAATAAACTGTCTTTAGACGCATTAACTTGCTCGTTAGTCAGCTCTTCCGCTAATTTACCTGCTCTACGAGCGCCATGGTCGATTAGGTTTTGAACCGATATAACTGTCTGACCGTATTCTCCACTTGTACTCATTCGTTACCATCCTGGGCATTTCCATCGTTTTAAAGAAGCCTTTGCTCTAGGAGCATCGCCTTTTGACTTATTTACTACACCCGTCATTCTTGCACAGAACGAATCTTTTCTAGCGCCACCTTGGGGCTGGGGGGCTTTTAAATTTGACCCCGTTTCCCTATTATACTTCGCACGACCTTTAGCAGTAAGCCCAGCGCCTTGCTTTGTTGGAAGCTTTTCACCACGACCAACAGCAAGAGAGACACCGCCATCTCTCTTCTTAGCAGTTTTAGCCGACTCAATAAAATCCGCCTTGCTAGGCGCACCCTTAGAGCCAGCTTTACGCATTCTTTCACCAGAGCCAGCCTCAATACGAGCACGCTTTTTATGAATATTTTCGTACAAACCGCCACTTTTAAATTTTTTACCTTTATCCGCTTCTGCAAAGTCTTTGCCGACTTTCTGCGGAATACCAACCTTTTTAGCAAACTTAGGGCTGTGCGCTACAGCCTCCATCAAGTTGTGCTGAGCCTTCGATTTGCTTGGCATAATTAAGCTATGCCAGCTTGAGTCATTGTTAAAGCAACCGTGTTTGGACCTGTTGCAATTGAAATTCTTAATGCCGTAACTGGATAAAGAATATTTCCACTTGTGGTTGCACTAGCGCCTGAAATTGAGGTTGCAAACCAGTTTACCAATCCTGTAGATGAAAATGGGTCATCCATTGAATATTGAATGGTATATGCAGAAACAGTTCCTGTTACAACAGCAACAAAACCAAGATTAACTGGGGTTACATTTGTGTTGACAATGATAGGTGCGCTTACTCCAGCTCCCGTCAACGAAATTGTAATAGGTTTCATAATATTCCTTTAAAAGGTGGGAGCCGAAGCCCCCAACCAATTTAGCACTTAGCCATTTTCTTCATCTGAGCAAAACCACCCTCATTCTTGCAAGTCATAGTGGCATGACCACCATTCTTAAACTTGCTTCCTTCAATAGAGCCAGTTTTACCTTTAACAGCAGGTTTGCCACAAGCAGTGTTGATTTTAGTCATGTAAGTCTTGGCTATAGCCATACCTTTGCTTGTTACAGAGCCACCCTTTTTGAATCCAGCTGGCTTGCCACCTGCTACGGTATTAGCTACCTTGCCTGTGCTACCAGAAGTTTTCTTGTTGGTGCGAGCGCTCACAACCTTGTCGTTGATGTCAATCTTAGGTTTCATGGCTGAACGAGCTTGGAAACTGTCACCTTTGGCGGCTAATGCTGTACCGCCATTTTTGTAACCAGTTAGCTCAATACCGCCAGTTGTACCCTTTTTGTTGGCACGAGTTGCGCTAATACCACCCAGCAAACCACCTGGGGTATTGTTCTTAGCATACTTAGAAGAACCACCCATTTTCAATCCTTTATGAGCTTTTGAAGCAGATTTGGATTCATGAGATTTGAGCTCTTTTTCAACCTTGCCAATTGCCTTCATCTCTGACTTGTGAACAGCTTTGGATTCAACTTCTCCACCCTTTTTACGCATTACAGAAGGAGGAACTGCTCCCATATTCATAGGAGCACGACCCATAGCTGGAGGAGGAGTCATGCGAGCCCGTGGGCGTGCAGGGTATCCAGCCATTGGGTTTCCACCCATAGCCATCTTTTTGGTCTTGCCACCCTTTTTCATGCCCATGCCGACTTCGTCTACAGAAGGTTCTGTAGTCATCATCTTTGGCTCACGCATAAACTTTTTCTTAGTTGCCATGATTTATGTCTCCTAATTAAGCTTGGGTAACGCCAAGAGCGCCAACACGGGTTGCGTTTGGACCTACGGCAATCGCAGGGAGAGCAATACTGATTACTAAACGCTTGATACCGTCACATGCACCATCAGGGTCAAAAGTTCCACGAACATCACCAGTCGTAGTAGTTGCTGTTGCTGTAGCTGCGGCTACAAAAGTACCAGCATTAGCGGCTAATGTGTTGTTGAATTTTGCGTTGATAATGTAGCCTGCGTCAAATACACGAACTGGCAGACCGATAACATCGGTTGTACCAAGAGCGGTAGTTGCGCCAACTGCACCAGAAACAGTAGCAGAAGTAACGATGTAGAACGCTTTTTTACCGTTTACAGCTGTAGATTGTGTTGTACCAGTAGCGATTACTTCGCTCATTGCTTGACCGTAATAGTCAAAACCATTGATGGTCACATTGCGGTCAGTAATCGTTCCTGCACCAATCGTTACGGAAACTGCACGAGGTACATCTAATTGCAAGCCAGTTGAACCATTAGTTAGGGTCACAGACTTCACATTAGTACCAGCAGTCAGCGTATAAGCGCTTGTTGGAGACGCTGCGGTTGCAATGTTATTAGCAACGGCGGCTTGTGGAACAACATCAAAAATGTAAACACGACCCACTGGGCCTACGCCCAAGGACATTGGAGCTGGGTTATCAAACGATATATTGCTGTGCAATGTCAGTGCGGTTGTGTTTGCAATGTTAATTGCTTGATTGAGGGTATAAGTACCTGTACCACCGTTACCAGTGCCAAAAGCAGTGATATAAGTGCCATCAGTTACGCTTGTACCGTCAACATACATGCCTAAAGCAATTGGAGCTCCTTGATTGAGAGCTGTAATTGTTAGGGTTGTGGAAGAACTTCCGCCAGTACCACCAGTTGCGGTAGTGGAATAAGGGCGAATACCAGTACCAATATAGGTTTGGGCTGGACCTAGAAATAAATCATCACTAAATTGAGGCATTTGTCTTTCTCCTTGAAAAGCTTAGACAATGAAGTGGGGGATTAAGGTTCCCCCACATAACCTTTTAGGCATTAAGCGCCTGGTGTACCGTACAAAGAACGCCAATCAGTCCAACCTAAAGCATAACGCTCTGTCGCTTTGTAGCGCATAGAGTCAGTCTCAAAGTCGCCTTCCATGGTCTTCTCTAAAGCACGACGCATTAGAAGTTTTAAACCTTCTGGAGCATCGGTCTGTACCCACCAGTTAGTCGCTGATGTCAAACGGCTGATTACAGTTGCACCCTCTGGCAACAATCCAATCGACTTGATTGGGTTGATGTCGTTGTTTGCAGTACCTGTACGCAGAACGCTCTTCAACAGAACTTCAGCTTGGAACACATTGCCTGGGGCAACAACAATCTTCAGAGGCTGGAGACGGATTTTCTTACCGTTGTTGTCAACGGCTTGACGAATCTGAATCAACATCTGTTCGAGTGAAGTTTGGCTCAAAGCTGCTGCGGTTGTCAGCTGATTGCTAGTCGTACCGATAGCGAGTGGATGTGCAGTGTTAATCAAAGACACACCATCACCACCTACATATGAGC